AGTAATCTATTAGATAAATTACAAAAAAATTCCACGATTAAAGATACAAACATTCTAACTGATTCTAAGTTTTTTAATGATAAGGACTTAATACAGACATCTGTTCCAGCAGTTAATGTTGCTTTAAGTGGTAAATTGGATGGTGGACTTACACCTGGACTAACAGTATTTGCAGGTCCTAGTAAACACTTTAAAACAGCATTTGCTATGCTATTAATTAAAGCACACCAGGAGAAATATCCTGATGGTGTTGTTTTATTTTATGATAGTGAGTTTGGTGCACCTAAGTCTTATTTTGAGACTTTTGATATTGATACTAGTAAAGTATTGCACACACCTATTGCAGACATTGAACAATTAAAACATGATGTGATGCAACAATTAAATGGTGTTGAAAGACAAGATAATATTATGATTGTTGTTGACTCTGTAGGTAACTTAGCTTCTAAGAAAGAAGTAGAAGATGCCTTAGAAGGTAAGAGTGTAGCAGACATGACAAGGGCTAAACAAATGAAGTCCTTATTTAGAATGATTACTCCTCATCTAACAATTAAAGATATTCCTGCTATTGTTGTTAACCATACATATAAAGAGATAGGATTGTTTCCTAAAGATGTTGTTAGTGGTGGTACAGGCATTTACTACTCTGCAGATAATATTTTTATTATAGGCAGACGACAACAAAAGACAGGCACAGAAGTTACAGGTTATGAATTTGTAATTAATGTAGAAAAGTCTAGGTTTGTTAGAGAGAAGTCTAAGATTCCTGTAGAAGTTACATGGGAAAATGGTATTAGCAAATGGTCTGGTTTACTAGACATGGCTATAGCATCTGGACATGTAATTAAACCTAGTAATGGTTGGTATCAGAGAGTTGATATGGACACAGGAGAAGCAGTTGATCCTAAAGTAAGATTGAAAGATTTAGGTAAAGACTTTTGGTTACCAGTACTTTCAGATCCTAGATTTGGTGAGTGGGTACAGAAAGCTTATACTGTTGGCTCTGTTGAAATGATGGCAGAGGAAATTAGTGATGAAGATATTCAACAAGAATACGATAAAGTGTGATAGGTGTGAAAAACCTATAAAAGAAAAAGATAAGGCCTATTGTTTTCATAGTGATGAACAAGAGGTGTATATTTGTGTGAAGTGTGTCATTGAAGTTTATAATGAATACAAGGAAAAAGTTTAATGCTTGATACTGTAATTTTAGTTAATCTAGTAAAGAATGAAAATTATGTAAGGAAAGTTTTACCTTTCATTAAAGAAGAGTATTTCCAAGATGGAGATCATAAGTTTGCTTTTCAACAGATTAAAAATTATATCGAGAAATATAATAATACACCTACAATAGAGGCAATGGGTGTTGCTTTTGATAAAGCGACAGAACCTCAGAGAAAACTTCTACAAGTAATATTTGAATATAAACAAGAGCCTCAGGAGTTACAATGGCTCGTAGATGAAACAGAAAAGTTCTGTAAAGACAAAGCTGTATTTAATGCAGTATTAGAAGGCATACAAATTATAGATGGTAAAAGACAGGACAAAAGTCCTGATGCTTTACCTGAGATGTTAACTGAGGCTTTGCAAGTAGGTTTTGATACTAATGTAGGACACGACTTTATAGAAGATGCTGATAAACGATTTGACTTTTATAATAGAGTAGAAGGCAAAGTTCCTTTTGATCTAGAAATGTTTAATGAAATTACAGATGGTGGTTTATCTAACAAGACACTTAACATTGCACTAGCAGGCACAGGTGTTGGTAAGTCCCTGTTTATGTGTCATATGGCGTCTTCTTCTATTGCTAATGGTAGAAGTGTACTCTATATTACATTAGAAATGGCAGAAGAAAGAATAGCAGAAAGAATAGATGCTAATCTTATGGATATAAACATTGGCGAAGTAAAAGATTTATCTAAACCTATGTTCCAGGATAGAATACAATCCTTAAAAGATAAGTATGAAGGTAGATTAATTGTAAAAGAATATCCTACAGCATCTGCACATGCAGGACACTTTAAGGCATTGATTAATGAACTTAAACTAAAAAGAAACTTCCATCCAGATATTATATTTGTAGACTATTTGAATATTTGTACAAGTTCTAGATTCAGGCCAGGTAGTAGTGCTAACTCTTATACAATTATTAAGAGTATTGCAGAAGAACTTAGAGGACTGGCAGTAGAACTAGATGTTCCTATTTTTAGTGCTACACAGACAACAAGAGGTGGTTTTGATAATACAGATATTTCACTAACAGACACCTCAGAAAGTTTTGGTTTGCCTGCTACAGCAGACTTAATGTTTGCTATTATTAGTTCTGAAGAATTAGAAGGTTTAGGCCAGTTTATGATTAAACAGTTAAAGAATAGATATGCAGATCCTACAAGAAACAAAAGATTTATGATAGGTGTTGATAGAGGTAAAATGAAATTATTTGATCTTGAAAATTCAGCACAACAATCCCTCACAGATGCTAATGTGGAAGTACCTGTGTTTGACAGAGGCCAGTCGGAGAATAGATATGACGACATTAAATTTTAATGACTTAGAGTTTGAAGTATTAGATACAATAGTAGCTAAAAGATTTGCTAAGTTTCTAAAAGAACATATCCATGAGAGTAAAGAATTTTACTTCATGGGAGATAGTGAGGATCAAGTCCTTACTGAAATAGATAAAATGGTTTATTTGCTAGGCCATGAGCCCACAAGGAACATGAACAAAATACATGATTATTTTGCAGACCATGAGGGTGGTAATTTTGATGAGCCTGAAATGAGTAGATTAAATAATCTTATTCATTATTATGAATTGATAGTAAATGGCTTTCCACCTAGGTGGGGTTACATGGTAGGCACAACTGACATGGAAATATTTCCAGCAGACTATAACGAATTTACTTTATTAAGAAAACCAGGATGGTTATATGTTAATTATCCTCATGTAGGAAAACACTTTGCAGAAATTGCTTATAGTAGGGATTATGAAATTGCTGAACATCAGTATATTCCTCAAAATATGTGTCGTCCTAGTTTTCATATTTGGTTAGGTGAGGAAATTACTCCTTATCATTTAGAGGGTAACATGAATTTATTGTTGGCCAGAGCTCATAAAAAGCTAAAAGATCGACTTAATCTCCCTGATTTAGATCATCCTGACATGAGAATAGGCTATATTCCGTTTGCCAAGCTCTCAGATGATATAAATACTAATGAACTTACAAATCATTTATTGAAGTGTAAGCGACAAAGTAAAAATCAATGGGAGTTATTTACAAATGGCTGACAATAAATCAGAAGTAAATATAAGTTTAGAAGAATACGAAGCACTAAAAACAGCAGCAGCGCCAGCCGAAGAGGCAGCACCGCCTAGTAAACCTTGGTGGAGTGCACCTGACGACAGAGGTTGGATTTGGATTGCGCCAGAATATTTTAGTAGATGGAGATTATTTCCTCGTGCATTTATTAGCATGTACATCTATCTATTATATGAGGTAACAAACTGGTTCATGGCATTGCCATCGCCAGGAGCAGAACAAGCAGGGCTTGTTAGTGTGGTTGTTGGAGCAGGGGCTGCTTGGTTTGGATTGTATGTAAACAGTACGAGTACAGACCACAGTAAAGATTGATGCCCCCAATTGAACTATCACAATACTATGTTGAGTTCATAGGTTTCCTACTTACTCTTATAGTCGGGTTGAGTGTACGGGACGCAGCTACCTCTTTTGTTAAAGGTGCTAAGTTCCGTTTTAACCCTGCCTTTAAAGAAGGTGACAAGGTTATATTAGATGGTAATCCGGCCTTGATTGTAAAAATAGGATTATCAGAAACAGTTTTTGGCGTATATGGAGATGAAGGATATACATGGAGGTATGTGCCAAATACTAGAATAGAATTTTTGAAGTTAGAGAAGATAGTTGATCCTGACTTACACAGAGATACAGATCAAGAGAGGGCACAAAAATTAGTTGACGCTATGCAAGATGCCAAGATTAAAACTAACGGAGATGAGATTGCAAAAATTAAAAATGGAGAAAAGTGATGCCCCCAAAATTCAAACCGAGCCACAAAGAGGCAGTTAAAGGCAAAGACGGCAGGCCTACAAAAAAGCTAATAATGAGACACTATTATTTGAAACAAACACCTACACAGGATATAATTGATGCTATAAATAATGGTAAGAGAAAGCATCGTAATAAATTTATTAATGAATTAACAAGGCGTGGAGTGAAATTAATATGGAAGACGAAAGACGAGATAGCGACGGAATCGTAGGCGAACAACAAAAACCAGCAGCATTAAAAATCTATGATAATGCTCTAGGTGCAGAGTTTACAGACGAACTTATTCAAATATTCGAGGCTAATGAAAAGTCTCATGAAGTTCATGAAGGCGATAACCATTCATTCATAGAATACAATTACACAAAAAATCATAAAGACGAGGAAATTCATGGTAAACTCATGAACCACCTTGGCCAATTATACAAATTTTATTTAGAGGCTCTTGGTACCACTAATATGATAAATGTATCAGGCTTTGAAGAAATAAAAATCAAAAAACTAGGCCACCACGATTTACATATAAATGCAGTAGATCATGAAAGTGCTATTCGTTCAGTGCATTTTCTATTTTTCCTAGATGACAGCGAAGGAAATATCGATTATCCACTACAAAGAATGGGTATTGAAACTAGGAAAGGAAGGGTCATTATTAGCCCTGTTTCTTGGGAATATCCCTCAAATATCCATAAATCCAGCAAATATATTTGTGAAACTTTCCTACATTTAGCCTAAGTTACTGATATAACAGACAAAAAGATTCAAAAGATTTACAGAAAAAGGTTGACATCTGGTCCTTTAGAGTGCATAATAGTACTATAAACTAAAAAAGTGAGGAAAATATGTTAATAGTTGAAACCAAAACAAAAATCGAAATTAATGAAGTATGTGAATTATCACAAGATTCTTATTACACTAGAAATCCTGAAGATTCAGCAATTACTGGTGATATTGGACCTAACAGTCCAGAGTCAATTTTTGTTAAATCCGTTGAAATTATCCAATATGAAGATAAAGCAGATGGAGATATTTGGTACCATGCTAAAGTAGAACATGATGGTATTTGGGAAATCTACACAGATACAGCAGTAGGCCCATTTATTGATCTAAAACTACAAAATGCAGGTCACAACTTTAGCAGTGTAGATTTTT